CCGAAATCTGCTGATACTTTAGCCAAGTCTTTTCTTGTGAAATCAATAGAATCCAACTTAATTGAAGTGCTTTTTGTGTTTGCTAGTTCGAGCAGTTGAGTCAACATCTCCGCTGTTTCATCTTCGCCTGGATACTTGGCTTGAAGTGCGGCCGTTGTTTTCTTTATTAACGCAGTGGCACCAAGTTGTTGACCAGCCAATCCAAGAGAATCGGGTGTTAAATCTTTATTGGCAAACAACTGTCCACCAGAAGAGGTCTGAGATATTTCAGAGTTTACCCAGTAGAGTTTGGTTCCTTTAGGAATCTTGTCGTCTATGTCTTGCGTTGCTGTTAATATATAGGTAGGATATTTTTCACTGACTACTATATCACCATCAGTGACTTTGAGGTGTAGTCCTTGGAAGAATGCTGAGAACGCCTTACCATCGCCTTTCATACCAAAGCGAATATGATAATCACCACGACCAGAACCAATAACTTTGATGCCAGAGTTCTTTATTGCGGTGTTTACGTGTGATTTTAATGCTTTTGTTTCTGTACTTGCTGAACCTTCAGCCAGAAATGTCTTAAATAGTCCCATTACGATTCCTATAAAAATGTAGTTTAAAAACTTGATTATACACCAGTTCAGTCATCTGTCAAGTCTTTATTACATTATTTATATGAAGGAGAGTCTATACCTTAAAGTCTTTAAAAGCCTTCTTCTTTCCACCACCAGAAAACACGGATTCTGTTTCGTGGTCAATAGGGGAAGCCGAGGTAGTTCCAATGATATCCTCTTGGGCCGATTGCTCTGCATCGTACCATTTCATCTTGGATTTATCTACACCGACAACAAATCGTCTATGTAGAGCAACATCACAATACCGATTCTTCAACTGTTTGACCATAATCTGGTTCAGTTCTTCTAATTCTTCTGTCTGGATAAGAGCAATAAAGAGGTCAGCAGTTGCAGGCAATCCAAAACTTTCAGACGTATCTTCGAGGCCGACATCTGAACTTGAAAATCCACCTCTTGTCGTTTGGGTGGCAGACCAAATTGGCAAGTTAAACTCAACTGCTAACCCCCTAAGTTCCTCTGCTATTGCTTTGACATATGTGTATGAGTTGACGGATTGGCCGCCACTCAATCGTTGGGAGGCACAGATATTCAGATAATCCACATAGATTATGTCTGGTTTGAAATTCTTTTTGAGGGACAATTCGTTCAGAAGATGTCTGAAATGACCAGTATGTGCTTGGGATGTTGGGAATTCTTTTACAATTAGTTTACCAGAAATCTTAGACTTTAGTTGCTCCATCTTCTTATCATACATAATCTTGGTCAAGTCTTTCAGAGTATCTAGTTTTGTGTCGAGGAGATTTGCATCAATACGTTCACCAATCCTCTCTTCTGCCATCTCCATTGTGATGTATAGAACATTCTTTCCACCAGACAAGTTTGCGGCTGCCATATGGCACATACCAATAGTCTTACCGACACCAGTACCGGCCATTATAATGTTCAGTGATTTGCGAGTAACTCCACCCTTTGTAATCTTGTTCAGATATTCAATATCAAATGGAATCCTCTCTTCTTTTGAATGATAGAAATCATACCGAGCCTCGGAATCTTCTAAGAAATCGTGACCGATATGAGTATCAAATGTTACTGCTAGTGCTTCGGACAATAATTCTGGAATTGACCCCTCTGTCTTTTTGGGATTCTTCTTGTCAATAATTTCTATTGACTCCATTATGGCATTATAGACCGCTTTATCTTTGCAGAACTTCTCGGTCTCATCAAGGAGCCATTGATAATTACTATCGACTTCTTTAAGAGAACCAATCAAGGCCTCTGCTTCTTGATAAACTGAGGAATTTAAATCCTCTCGTTCATCAATAGCAATTTTTAACGCCTCTCTTGACGGCACGTCATTGTATTTCGCATAGAACTTCTGCATCTCCGAGAACACCACTCTCTCAGTGTGGTCTTGGAAATACTCGTCCTTAAGAAATACAATTACTTTTCGTGCATATTCTTCATTGTGCAGAAGATTCGATAGAATAGTAGATTCAATATTCACGTATTTATCTTTCTCTCGGCTTCCGCTACCTGATAACGTAAAGCCTTCTCGACCTGTTCCTTTACAATCATAGTTATTTCTTCCTCATATTGGGCTTTGTCAAGAGTGTTCTCCTCTATAAAATTATATCCAAATGATATTGTATCACAATCATCACCTAAAATCAAGTCATAAATTGCGAATGTTGTCTTATCTTTGGTTTTTACGTAGAATACTTCTTTAGGTTTCTGGTCACTCATCAGCCTCCATCTCCAGTTTATCGGCTAACTCAATGCCTTCTAGTAACCCCTCTCCCAAAGAATATCTATCTTCTACATACTTTTTGAATTTCCAGTGGTCTAAAATGGGTTGCCAGAAATCTTTCGTTTCTGTCTCGCCTGCCCTATATTTACCTTCGAGTTCTTCTCCAGTTTCCATATCGAGTTTTTGATACCAACCCATAGATGGCTTGATAACAAATCCTCCTTCAAGAGCGACTTCAAGTAGACCAGAATATTTTCTGATTCCACCTTGCCACGTAACTGATATAGGAATTTTACTCTTCTCTCTAACAAATCGGGATTTTTCTACGTTGATAATGAAATCATATCCCTCAACTTCTGTTCCTTTCTTCTGTTGTCTACGACCAATAATCCAAATATTATCTGAGGAATAATATACTCCAGTTCCGCCAGATACAACTTGTTTAGAGAACATCTCTTGGGTTTCGTAGGTGTGATTAACAGCAATTAATGGAACATCTCTCAGTGTGAGATATGGGGTAATCATTCTGAATAATGACTTGAGTTGTTTGGCTCTTGTCATATCAGCAACACTCTTTTCGTCTTTAGCATCGTCCAATTCTTTCTTAGATGCTAAGTTACCAATAGAGTCAATCATAACGAATACTTTATCTTCCACTGTCATTCCTTCTAGTTGTTTAACTAGGTCGAATTTCAGTTCCTCGATATTTTTGATTGGTATATGTAAAACTCTATCGGTGTCGATTTTCAATGATGAGAAATAGCCTCTAGGAGTTCCGAACTCTGAGTCATAGAATAAGACAACAGATTCTGGATATTTCTCCATATATGCTTTCATCATTAGCAAACCAAATGCTGTTTTGAAATGCTTCGATGGGCCTGCTAGAACAGTTAGGCCGCGGGTGATACCACCGTCAAGTTTGCCGCTCAATGCGACATTGACCATTGGTACCATTGTTGGTACTTCATCTTTGTCTGTAAACAAAGACGAGTCAGTTAGTTTGGTAGATTTGATGCTACCTGCTTTTCTGAGTTTGTCTAATAACCTCAGTTGAGCCACCTTTTCATCACTCATATGTTATCTCCATAATCAATTAATACTACATTATACACCAATCAAAGGGTGATGTCAAGTGTTAATTTCGCACAGGATTGGACCTCAATTTATCTAAATCGAACGGTTTCCTTAGGCCACCCCATCGGGTGAAATATATAATTGGATATTTTGGAAACATCTTCAAAAAGGCGGACTTGGTAACTCCCATAGACTTTGCGACTATGGCGTGGTCGGTCGGAATAGATGCTTTGCCATAGATTTCTCTAGCCTCAATAAGAGTATCTAATCGTTGAGTGGTTGCTTGAAATCCATTCAAGTCCATTATTTCAGAACAAATCTTTTCAGACCACACATCTCCGATAATATATCCATCCTCATCAAGGGTATACTCTCTATCTGTTTGTATTGCACCAAACTTCTGTCTCACAGACAGATTCGCAATGTTCTCCTGGAAGTTCTTTTGAAACTCCGCAAAGTTCCTTCCAGAACTTGCGCCTAATATATCATCTAAATTTACTTTGGGCATATCTATTCCTTATCCAAAAAATGATTCAAGCGTACTCTTCTCTTCCCAATCCCAGCCTACTGGCTGAAGAACTCCTTCAAGAGGAGAAAGGAACGCCTTTTCAAATTGCGTATCATAATCTACCCAGCGGTCAACATCGAACTCTTTTGGAATTCCGTCGATGAAAGCAATCGCATTACTACCAAATGGATTTGGTGTTTTCAAGTATATGAACTTTAACTTGGCACCATCTCCAATCTTCTCGGCATTCTTGATATCGTGTTTCTTCAATAATGCGTTATATACTTTGGCCGCTCTAGCGTGAATTGGCACCGATTTCGTTGCGAATTCATACTTGGTGTACTCACTCAAACCACGAGGAAATGCAATCTCCTCAGGTGGTAGAGTGGCAAACTCTTTCTTATATTTATGCACCAAGTCTTGTAATTGACGTTCATTGCCAGTTAACATCAGATTAACTGCTTCTCTCAGTTTACCTCGAACATTCGCTGGTGTGGATGATTTGACAATCTCCATACCCATTACTTTCATTCTTGGTGTCTTGTATCTAACTCCCTCAGAATCATATACGTTGAGGGCATATCGCTTCTTGGCTGTCCAGACGCCCTTATCTGCAATGACCTCGCGGCCCATATCCATCTTTTGCTCATAGGCATTTACATAGTCGGCTAATTTCTCATATGATTTGTCAATGGATGGCTCGAATGCTTCTCTGGTTGCTTTGTCGATAACATCACAAATCTTGTTCTTATCGTCCGTCTTAATAAACTTATCAACAAATTTACCTAGCCTCAGATAAACAGAGTCGGTATCAATCGCAACAACATAATCATAATCTTTTGTGTCGAGATACTTATTCAAGAAATCATTCAGGTGATTTTCTATCCAACGAATAGCCAATTGACCAGCAGTAGTAACTGCTTCGGCATTTCTTAAATCAAAATATCGGAACCACTGATTACCAAGGGCACCATAGGCAGAATTCAACTGAATCTTTTTCGCCATCTGGATATTGAGGTTCTTTGATATCTCGTTTCCTACATCTTCGCCCTCTTCTTTTCGTTGTTGGGCGTTGAGCATCTTCGTCTTATAAAGTACTCGGTCAGTATAAATTTTCTCCAGCAACTCTGGTAGAAACCCTCGCTTATCTTTTCGATACAGAGTTCCATTAGGAGTGACTGTCTGGTTGTTCTCTTTCAACTCAGAGAGGTCTGCCTCCTGTGAGAGTAATGAGTCTACACTCACATCGGATTTATGTCCAACAATCGTTTCTGGTGATATGTTGTATTGCATAATCAGATGTGGATATAGAGAATTCAAATCAAACGATACTACCCAGTCGTGAAACCCAGTAATAGGTTCTTTAACATATGCTCCCACAAATGTTTCGGTCTTTGATGTCCGCTCCTTTATAGGGCAGACCACGTTCTTCTTTATCAAATGGTCATAGATGATTGCATCCCACATTCTCACTGTGCCAAATACGTCTACGAAATTAATCTTGGCATCATATGCCATTGTCATACCCAACTCAATCAATTTCAACTTATCGTCAATCTTCTTTACCAACTCAACATCTCTAATGTTATAGTCAATAAACTTCTGGTGATTTGTTCGGGCAAGCGTAAACAAGGAGCCAGCCTCTTCGTATGAAATCTTACGTTGACCCAATTCTACAAAAGCAATGTGGTCTAATTTGAACGATTCTTGATTCGCATACGTAAACTTCTTATAGAGTTGGAGATAGTCCATCGTAGCCACGCCATATATATCATACGCCACAGATTCTTTACCATACATCCCCCTTATGATTCGTTCTTTTATCCAAGTAAATGGAGACAGTCGCTTGGCTTCTTTCTGCCCGAACAGTCTCGTTAATCGATTTATCAAATAAGGAATATCGAACCCTTCAATATTCCATCCTGTTAAAATGTGCGGTGGTGATTTTTGCCAAACTTCAATAAAATGCTGAAGTAACTCTTCTTCCGAATCCATCTGGAAATATTCTACTCTAATATCTTCACGATGATTTTCCCATTCACCAAGACCCCAAGTATAATAAACATTTTCGATGGAGTCATAGACGGTGATTGCGTTAACTTTCGCATCTGCTTTCTCGGGAGAGGGGAATCCTTTTTCAGAATCTACCTCTATGTCGAGGTTCCAGATACGAATTTTAGACTCATCAAATTCAACCCTATCTTTCCATTCTTTACAGGTATATTGAAGAGCCCAACTGT